AAGGTGGCGATAGTGAACACCCCTGGCGCTCCCAGCGATTAGCGCGCCAGCCGGTAAGTTTAATTGCAGCGCCCCACCTCTCGCCGCCCCCTGCTTTTCCCAAAGGCTTAAACGGCCACGCGTTTATTCTGCCTGGGGTTGAAAACGCCACTCGCCACGCCTTCGACCAGCTGTGCAGCCACTACCGACTAACGCCCAAGATTGCCGCCGAAGTCGACGACATGGCAATGATGCGCCTACTGGCGCGGGACACGCAGCACATTGCCGTTATGCCCCCCGTGGTAGTACGTGACGAGCTGCACAACGGCACGCTAAAAGATTACGGCGCGCTGCCCGGCGTATGGGAAGAATTCTACGCCATTACCATTCAACGCCGGTTTGAATCCCCCAGCCTAAAAGCGCTGCTCACTCGCTCTGGCGAATCGCTGCTTGATTAGCGCGTAGGCAAGCGCTCTACTTAGCCAACAAGCCCGCCACACCCCGCTCGGCGGCTTCAATAGCGCCGGCAAAAGACAACGGCGAAGCGGTTTTAAGGCGCTCCACTAGGGCGCGCTCTCGCTGCTCTATGCGCTCCATCTCTTTCATAGCTTCCCGCTTGCTGTGCAGCAAGAGCGACCCGCTGGCATACGAAAGGCTAGAAAGAAGGTCAGGAGGGGAACCGACTTTTCACCATAAAACTGGAAATATATCCAGCATGACTACCTGAGAATATCTCTCAAAAAAATGGTTAGAAAAAGTGGTTAGAATACAAAAAACCAAAGCCCGTAAGTCATTGACTTTACGGGCTTTTTCAATAATGGCGGAGGGACAGGGATTCGAACCCTGGATAGGCTATTAACCTATGCCGGTTTTCAAGACCTACCCTGTCAAGCGCCATCTATCCTAACCCGCTGATTCCAATACCATAACACGCTGGGCGCAGTGTGTACCACACAACCGATATTCTCAATTTTAGGCAGCTAGACACATTCGAGAGCAGGCCTCTGGCACAATCTGGACACACTACTTTTTTCCAATACCCTTGCTCCAAGAAAACAAGGTAAACTGAGGATGTCGGGTTAATGCTCTGTTATGCAGTCGGGTGCCGTCACCAAGGTCGACTGCCTTTAAACTCAAATAGACGGCAGGTCTGGGCCCCCCTTTCCCGACTCTACAAGAGCCTTGGGGGAGTTGCTGGAGGGGAGCTTTATGCAAACCCAATCAACAACGCGCTCAGAAGGTCTCAATGCCAAGGCAGTAGCATACGCCACATTGTTCGGTGCCTTCATGCTTGCTATGCCAGTATGGCTGGCTATACCGGTAGCGGTGGGCGTTCTATATGTGCTGACAAGAATTTGAACCTTCGCCCCGGGGTGCTTGCACCCTTGGGGCACACCTACCCATCTAGGCACAAACCCTGCAACCCCATTACCCCGCCTCTAACACTATATCTAATTGATTTAATTAAAATATCTGCCATATTAATGCACGGTCAAAACGGCCAATTCAATCTATAAATTTCAACAAGTTACAAGGCTGTTTTCACATCATGCGTAGCCTAATTTTCTCGGCCGCGGCGAGCCTTTGCTTTGCCGCCTTTGCCGCTGATGCAGCACCGCTATCATCATTCAATGCTGCAAAACGTGTCGCAGAACAGCAGGTTTACTACGATCAACACACTTCTTTCTACTGCGACTGCCCCTTCGACTTTGAAACAGGGCCCAACCTTGAGGCCTGTGACTACGAGATCAGAAAACAGCCCCAGCGAGCTAATCGTATAGAATGGGAGCATGTGATGCCCGCCTACGATTTTGGGCGCCAGCGGCAATGCTGGATTGAAGATGGCAGAGATAATTGCCGTCGCACCGATGAGGTTTTCCGGCGCGCCGAGGCCGACCTACATAACCTGGTACCCGCCATTGGCGAAGTGAATGGCGATCGCTCTAATATGCGCTTCGCCATGGTGAATGACCCTGGCCATGAATATGGCGCCTGCCAGGTGTCGGTTTCTTTTCAAGAAAGAGCTTTTCAGCCACCGCCTCACCGGCTAGGCGACATTGCCCGGATCTATTGGTACATGCGCGACACTTACGACATATCTATCAGTCGCCAACAGCAACAACTGTTTGAGGCTTGGGCTCGTATGGATCCTATCGATGACTGGGAGCTTGAGCGAAACCGACGTATAGCTGCCATCCAAGGCACCGGTAACCCGCACGTAGAGGTAATTGGAGGCGGAAATGCTGTGGCGACACCACAAATTGCGCCAGCATTTCAGTCTACTCACCAGGAAGGCTTTAATTGCGATGAGCAGAAAACATGTGGGCAAATGAGCTCTTGTGATGAAGCACTCTTTCACCTGCAGCAATGCGGAAATGGCCGGCTAGACGGCAATAACGACGGGGTACCGTGCGAGGCGATATGTCGTTAAAATCATTCGTAAAGAGCGAACTGGTTTGCAAGCCATCTACACTTACAAGTAAAAGTTATAAAATCACCAATGCTTGGATCGTTTTCAACTTCAATTTCGTGAGTCATACGATTTCGCTCAATTACCACTTCATTCAATATAGAGCTCTCGAACACAGTCTTGAATGAATATTTTTTCAACTGTTTGATATTAAATGGGTATTTCTTTTCTTGCGCAAACTTCTTCCAAAGCTCGAATTGTGTAACAATCCCAGATCGGGCTACAGTAGCCTCGACTCGCGGGTAGGAATTATTGGCAAAATGTATGGGTGTTTTGCCGCCCTCGCCTCCCTGGAAATCATTACCCATCACAATTCTAGCGGCTTTTCCGCCAGCTTTACTGGTTTTGAGCATTAGCGGAAAAGCTTTCTGCAGTAGCTCCCTTCCGTTCCAAGACCCCAAATAAGGGGCTTCATCCCACGATTCCTCTTTGGGAAGCTCATAGTCGTGACTCATAGCTTTGCGGGTAGACTCCGCAAGTTCATATACAGTGATAGTGTCCATCAGCCAACCATTCGAGCGGGCCAAATAGTCTTCTAATTCCATACACTAACCTTGTAGAGGCTTTTAGCCATCCTACAACAATCTCATTTAATTTAGCAAAATCAATCAATACAGCGATCCTTACCAACCTCCATCACGGCGCTGGACGCTCCCACCTGCCACTGGCTATACTCGCCCCTGAATACTGTACATAACACCAGTTAAATCAGGAGGCGCTTATGTCCGAGAAAACGTATCAGGCCCTTGTCGAACGCGTGAAGCGCAAGATCGGCAGCCCTGCCGCTCAGTCGAAGCTTTGCTGTGAGATCCAGCGACAGCCAGACGACAACGCCGATGACTGGGCAAAATTGCTCGAGGACTTGGGCACCGTCGAGAACGTGACCATGATCCCCCTCGACGACACAGCCGAGCATGTGCGCCTTCGCTGGAATCCAGAGGAGTCGATGGCATGAGCATTCACCTGACCATTATGGGCCGCGTCGATACTATGGCCCCGCCGGTAAAGCTGCCGTTGGCTGCGGGCGAAGTGCGCACCGGTTTTCCCTCCCCTGCAGACGACTACCTTGAAGGCGAGCTCGACCTAGTAGAGCACCTGATTCAGCACCCCAGCGCTACCTATTTCCTACGCGCCAAAGGCACTAGCATGGAAGGCGTGGGGATCTATGACGGCGACCTACTGATTGTCGATCGATCAATAGAACCCAAGCCGGGCCATATCGTCATCATGAGCGTAGACGGTGAGCTGACCTGCAAGCGCTACAGCGTAATGGGCAACCGCCACTACTTGTTTGCGGCTAACCCTGAGTTTCGGCCGATACCGCTCGAAGGCCGGGAGTGCCAAGTGTGGGGCGTCGTCACCCACAACATCCACTCGCTGGCACCTGGGTTCGCCACATGATCGCCCTGGTCGATTGCAACAATTTCTACGTGAGCTGTGAGCGGGTATTCAATCCTAAGCTGGAGGGTCGACCCGTAGGCGTACTTTCTAATAACGATGGTTGTGTTGTTGCGCGCTCGCAAGAGATCAAACAGTTGGGCGTGGCCATGGGCGCTCCTGCCCACCAGATCGAGCCGCACATGCGCCGCCAGTGCATTCTCCTGAGTTCTAACTACGCCCTCTATGGCGATATGAGCCGACGCGTCACAGATGTACTGAGCCAACACACGCCGCATATTGACGTGTATTCCATCGATGAGTCTTTCTTGTCGTTTGAAGGTTTCCCGCCTGACACCCTGACCGAGCGCTGCCAAGCAATGCGCTACCAGGTGCGTCGTGATACCGGCATACCCGTTAGCGTAGGCCTCAGCACCTCCAAAACGCTGGCGAAGATCGCTAACCATCGGGCAAAGAAAGAGCCTGGCTTTGACGGCGTGATGATGATGGAGCCAGATAGCGATGATACCCGGTCGTTTCTGCAGCAACTCCCTGTGACAGAGATATGGGGCGTAGCGGGCCGAAGCGCTGCGCGTTTGCGCACACTCGGCATCGAAACGGCATGGCAGCTAAGAGAGGCCAGTCCTAAGCACTTGCGCAAACATTTCTCGGTGGTGATGGAGCGCATCGTCTACGAGCTCCGTGGTGAAGACTGTATCCCGCTCGATGACATGACACAGCCTAAACAGCAGATCATGGTCAGCCGGTCGTTTGGGCGCCTCACTCAGAACAAATCGGATCTACGCGAGGCGGTACGCACCCACGCTAGCCGCGCTGGCGAGAAGCTCCGTAAACAAACTGGGCTTGCTCAAGCCATCATGGTCTTCGTGCGCACGAATCGGTTTCGTCAGGATCTACCAAGCTACAGCAAGAGCATCGTCATTCCCCTGCCTTATGCCACGTGCGATAGTCGCGACTTAGTACGTGCTGCGACAGCCGGACTGGAGCAGATATTTAAAAGTGGTATCTGGTATCAGAAGTGTGGCGTTATGCTAATGGACCTTTGCGATCACCACAACGAGCAGCTGGGATTGCTGGATGAACAGCAGAGCGATGAGAAGCGGGAGAGAAATGAGAAGCTGATGGCCACTCTGGATAAGCTAAACCGCGAGCACGGGAAAAATACGGTGCGGCTGGGGATGCCTAGAAAGTCGAATGCCTGGGAACTGCGTTGCGAGAACCGAACGCCTAGGTATACTACGAGATGGGATGAATTGCCAGAAGCTCAGCTATAACTTATTTTTTAAGTAAAAGGGCGTACATGACAACGATACTAACCATTATTTCTACAGCATTTCTCTCGTCTTATTTAACAGCCCTTTTTGCTGCCAAGCGATACAGAGATGAGCGCCTCTGGGATCGAAAAGCAGCTGCATATAGCTCAGTGGTAAATGCTCTACGGAAATCCATAAGATATGCTGAATGCTATCTTGATGAAATCCGTGGCACTCTAATTGATGATGTAGGGCATTCAGAAAACAAACTTAAAGAAGCCCAAGCAGCCAGGGAGGAAGTTGAAAACCTTTTTGATATGCAGTTTATTTTTCTTTGTAAAGAAGCAAGAATCAAGCTAGACGATTTCTTGTATAACAATTCTCACTTACATGGAGACCTTGGCGGCGAGGAACTAGCAGAGGCCGACATTGAAAAGCACAGTAAATTAATCAAAGAGCTTATGGCCATATCTGAACGTGACTTATCAATGACGCCAACTTCTCTTAACAAATTAAAACATTACGCTGGATTTAAGTAACTATAAAAATACTAGGGAGAAAACAAAGCTGTGACGGCTATAGACTATGCTTCTTCTTTCACGCAGTCTTCAAGCTCGGCATAGTCAACGGTTGCCCCACTGCGTGAGCGTGCCACGCAGGCTTGCCTCAGCTCAGCCGTATAGTTTGACCAACGATCCATTAAGTAGCCCATGGCATCGCGTTGTTCCAGTACGCAATCCAACATCTCAGACAGAGCTTCATCGCTCATTTCAACTGAGCCATTTCCACAGACTGGGGTATGGCTTTCAATCGGCAGCTCTTGAGCTAGCAAAGGTGACGAAAGAAACAGAGCGATAAGTACGGTGGCAGGCTTCATTGGCGTGACTCTTCCTAAAGCAGCGCCGTCCTTGGCACTCTTAAATCCTTTTAAATCAGTTCGTCTTCCATAAATGTGACGCAACCATCGTGCTAATCGTGGTGTTCCATGGCGTCACGTCAACACTTTAGATCATGCTGCACTGCATTGATGTAGGAAATCAGCTTTAGCTGTGTAAGCAATCTCTTACAAAAGCCAAAAAAAACCTCTCAAGGCGGCGCGATGCCTTCCCAAAACTGGTCGCTTTCCCACTCCAGCTCATGCAGTGCCCACGTGCGGGCGTCGCGCACTAGCACCCATTGGCCGCTGATCCGTTCCCAGCGGGAGGCAGCGCGCCACTGGCCATCGACGCGCACGCACTCCTCGGTATAGCGCCACTGCTCGTCGATGCGCACATGCATACGTTAGCTCCAATGCTGTAGCCATATATCGCCGTCTTGGCCTATCGCGTCGTCGGGGGGCTGCGCTGAGATATAGACGTTGCGGTTGGCCATGCTGCCCACGTTGGCGAGCTTGGTTTTTTCCTGCTGGGTGTAGCTGCGCTCTGACAGCCCCATGCCTTCCACGGCATCGACCTTGCCGTTTAGGGCTTGGTCGATCTCTTCCTGGGTGTAGTGGTCGGTAATGTCTTTGATGACCTCGCCAAAGCGGGCAAAGATGCGTTGGTCAGCCAGGTTAAACGCTAGTTGCCCTTCATCTATATGGGCAGCGGTGGGCACCGCGCCGGGCTGGCGGCTTATGCGCAGCCCGACGCTTTCTTGATAGGCGCTCATAGCGTGGCCGCTTCGATAAACAGGCTATCCACTCTCGCTTGATCAAGCCCCAGCGCCGCATGCAGCGTATTGACCCACTCGGCCCGCCGCTCGATGCTCGTCGCGTATTCCCACTCGATCTCAGCCACTTGCCGTTGCTGTTCGTCCTCAATCGCGGCAATGGCGCCACTCACGCTAGTCAGCAGACCATGCTTGGCCAGCACTAGCCGGGCTTGCCGTGGGGTAATTTCGGTCGGCACCGGCAACGGGCTTTCTGCCAGTATGCCGAACTTAAACGGGGGCGTGATTGTCATCGTGCCGCCTTCGCCGTCGTCAACCTCACGCGGCGCGGTGTCGTAAACAGACTCATACATAGCCAGTTTTTCGGCGTCGTCTTGTATTTGCTGATAAATCCGGTCAGCAGTGCCGGTGCCGGTGTACGGCGCTTCGGCTAGCACGGTCACATGTGGGCGCCATTCGTTTAGCTGAGCGGCAGTCATGCGCACGTAGTGCAGGCGGGCGCCTGTAGCGTTGGTGGCCTGTGGGTCGATGAGTGTAGGGGATGCGTTTTCGTCAGTTAGGGAGGCAGGAAGCTGAGCGGCGTTGTCTATGAGTACGATGGCGTCGATCATTGTGCAGTCACCTCATCAATTTCTGAGATCGTTAGCGGAATGGGCAGGTACATAATCGCCACAAAATTAGCGACACACGCCAGACCACCGTTATAAGTGGAACCGGCATAAAATGTAGATACCGCGGGCAGCTTAGTGCCTACATTGCTCTTTGATGTTCCATTGACTGAAAAATGACTAATACCTCCATGACTGAACGATAACGCAATATTTGCAGAATCCCCCTCACTAACAACAAATGTTGGCGTGTCGTAAGGGTCATCGCTTTCCCTAATCCGTGTAAACAACGAGCCTTCTGGGCTTATATAAACCCCTATTCGGTCAGTGGTGCTTTGTCCAAATTCCGCAATACACTGCGATGCGTTGCTAATATGAATATTTTTCAGGGAGATAATTAACGTGCCGCCCTGCTGGGAATACTCTCTACCTAGCGCCCTAGAAAGCACACCACCAGGACGGGTTACAGGTGCATCTTGAGTAATAATAGGAGATGAGCCAAAGCGCGATTTTTCTAACTGAGATACCCAAATATAAACACCGGACACCCCGTCGCCGGTGATATTTTCTAGCCGTCCCGATAGAGGGCCGGGAACAATTGCAGCAAGTATTCTGCCGTCTCCTGTTCCAACGGCTGGTGTCGTGTACTCGATTTCAAAAAAACCGTTGCCGCGTTTGTGAACTAATATTTTATAGCCGGGCGGAAAATTAGAGGCGGTCACTTCGCCCGTTATCAACGATACGTTTGCGCGCGCCGGGGAAAAAGAGGCCGAGCCTGTAATTTGCAAAAACTCAAAGCCAGCGTATTTAACATAAAACGTCTGGGTATAAACATCTCCCTCAATTACCGAAACGTTGTTTTTGCTGATATAAGAACGCTCATCGATAGTAGAAGGAATAATTTTATCAGCGGTCAGCGTTCCGTCGGGGCTCTGACTGCTATTGGATTCAACAGTCACCCCCTCTCCGGTAACTCCTTGCGTATAGTCTGTGCTAAATAATAAAAGATTGGTGCTTGACTGCTGATTAAGCGCCCCCATTGCCACGCCGTTGCGCCATTCTCTTGCAATCGTATTCGCGGGAACCTCTCTGAATAAATTGTTCGGCCCTTCGGCGAGAACCGATGCAGAGCGAGTAACTGCAAATACATCAACCGGATCGTTCGACTCGATGCGCGCGCCATTGTCAGCCCAGTAATGGCCCGAGATAAAGTCCATTCCAAAAGTGGCTTTAGCCCGATATGCGTCAATAATATTGACGTTGTATGCCTCCGCGACGGCTTCTACATACCCCCTTGCATCTTCGGCTCTATCCGCATTTGCTTTAGCGCCATCAATAGCCTGGGCGTAGCGGCTTACGTAACCGGCGGCGGCAACGGTATCCGCAAGTATCGGGAAGAAGTTAACCCGGTGGCCACCGTTAAACATGCCGGTTTGAGGGTTGGCGTCGTTGGTGTAGGTCTTACCTGAGCCGCCAATCGACGGCGGGAACGTGACTTGATCGACCATTTATAGAATCTCCCGTAGGGCGTAGGAATTGGCGTAGGTGCCAAAATAGGGGTGGGTCAGTGGGTTTACCTGCACTTGCCGCGCTAGGATCGTGGTCGCAAAGCTCTCTGCCGTGGCCTGGGCGCTTTCGGCGTAGAGAATTTCACCGTGTAGGCCAATCTTGCGTTGGGTGGCCAAGGCCCGCCGGAACCCTTCTTCTCGGTCTAAATGTTCTAACGCAAACGATACGGTGCGCTTGGGGGTGGCGGGGTCGGCGTACTCGGTGCGGTTGGCATCGCCTGCGGTTTCAAACTGCGTATCAATGTCGTAGCCCCACTGGCAGCCGTAGCTCATGTTGTAAGTGGGTTGCCACACATCCGAGATAAACACCCGGCCCACGCTGATAAAGCCCGCCGGGTTGCTGCTGTCGTCAAACTCCACGCGCACGGCGCGGGCTATCTGCACTGCGGGCAAAAACAGCGTGGCCAGCGGCGTGAATGACGCGCGGTCTTCGTCGTCAAATTCGCCGCCCCAAAAGTTGTCGTACTCCCATTCCAACTCGCTGGTGGAATACACCGGGGGCCATACCCGTAGCCAGTCGCTTTGCCACGCTACTTGCGTGGCGGCATCGTCGAAATAAACGGTTATGCGCCACGTGGCCACGGCGCTTAGGTTGTGCGCGGCCACCGCCACCACGCCCACCGGCAGGAAGCGCGGCAGGGTAACCAGCACCTGCGTGTTCGCGGGGTTGAGCCCATTAGAACGGGCCTGCTCGGCTAGCGTGGGGTCTAACAACTTGATAGCGGGTAGCGCTGATTCCCAGCCACCCCCGCTCACCGCCGCGCCGTTGGCGTGGTTGGGCCAACACAGGATGATTTTTCCCTCTTCCATTGATTAACCCCATAGTGTGAGTGATACCCGGTTGCGCGACGCGTCAACTTCGCGCCCCACCACCAGCAGGTTGCGCCCGGCGGTGTACCCTAGCCGGGGTGTAACCACGCGAACCGTTTGTTGAATCTGCAAACCGCCTGCATCCACCACGCGGGCGACCACCGTTAGCCGGTCGCGCCGGGGGGATAGCAGCGCTAACACATCGTTGGCCGTGGTTTGGGCATGGCTGCGGCTAGCAAGGTCGCTGGCCACCGTTACGGCATCTGCCAGCGGGTGGCGGGCAAGCGTGGCGGCAGAGACGGCCACCGCATCCCGGTAGGGGTTGGCCAGCCGGGCGCGGCGGGATTCCGTCACCGCCCCGGCAAGGTCGGCTTGCACGGTTTCGATACGGTCGGCTTGCCATGTCACGCGGCCCACCGGTAGGCCGTTACTGCCTGCCCCCGCTGAGTCGCGGTCGATAGTGATAATTTGGTGGTCGTTGAGCGTGAGAACAGGCGCACCGGGCGGCGTTAACAGCCCGGCTACCAGCGTTTGGCCGCCGGTAATGCGGTAGAACCCCGCACACGACGCAATCAAACGATCTAACAGCGCGGCGGTGGTAGTTTCTTCCGTCAGCCATAGCCGCACCGCGCCCCGACTATTGAGCGCCACGGCACTCTCCAGCGTTACCCCGGCCTCACTGGCAACTTGCGCCACCACATCTCCCGCGTTCACCGCCGGGGCGTTGGCGTCACACGTGAGCTGGCCAGTGGGGGCCACCCCCACGCGGATATACCCCTGATAGCGCCGCCACTTTCCCCGTGGTGGTTCCCAATCGCTCCATTCCCCCGTGGCCGGGGCCACGCTTTGCAGCTCGGTTAGCGAGGCGTAATCCCCGTCATACGTTAGCGGTATGCCGTTGTCGTATACCGCCGTGACGGTGCAAGGCTGGTCGCTCACTTGGTAAATCAGCATTGACGTATTCACCGCCACAGGCTGGGCATTGCGCACCTGCCCGTAAACGCGGGGTTTGATGTTGCCGCCTATATCGTCGTCGGTGCCCTCTACACCGTTGGGGGCTACGTTGGTGCCCGCATAGCGGGCTTGGGGGTGGGGCTGCTGCAGGATCTCCACCGGGTCGCGCAGATTGATCGACACCAGCGCATTGCTAAACGACACGCGGCCCACGGCGCCCTCCAGTACCGTGGTTATGCCGCTTTCATCGGCATATTGCAGTGTGGCGCTACGGCCATCGGTGGCGTAGTCCGCCAGCCAATCAAGCCCTCCGTCGATGTTGATTAGCGTGGTTTCGCCGTAGCCGCTGCGGTCTACGTTGATTAGCTCCCCCGCAAACAAACCAGCACGGTATAAACCAGGCTGTTTGATGCGTGGCACCCATGCCACGGGGGCCGGGTCCATATACCCCGGCGTGCTAAATCGCAGCGTTTTGGCGTTTCCTTCGCTATCGAGCGCTTCGACCGTTAACAACCAATAGCTCATCGTAACGCCTCCAGGCGGGCCGCTGCGCTCATATCATCGAGTGCAAGGTTGCTCTTTTTCAGCTCGCTAATTTGCTGCTTGGCCGCTTCCTGCTGCACGGCCACCCCCGCCGCGCCGTGCTGCTCAATCCTCTTGAGTAGCGCGGTTAGCTCTTTACGTAGGGTTTTGTTTTCGTTCAGCAGGTCGCGCACCACATCGTGCTGATCAGTGCGGTTGAGGAGCGGGAAGTTGGGCAGTGCAGGCATGGGTAGCTCACGGCTCGGTAGCTCGCGCAAGCGGCCTGCCGTTTGCGCGGGCACGACCATTTCATCGCGATGTAGCTCTGCGATATAGCCATCAAACGGCACGTTCCATAGACCTGTGGCATGTGAGCCATCAACCGAGTTCAATTTATTCAGTTCAGCGCGCAATCTCGCAATTTCGCTATCCAGGCTAGTAGCCGACTGCCTGGTGTCGATAGCGCTCTCAATCTCACGGAGATACGCCTCGACGTAGGGCCAGTACAGACCTCCTGGTGAGTACGCACCTCCCGCACCAGGGGCGTCACCGACACCCTGGTCAGCGGTGAATCCAGGTCCCTGGGTGTAATAATCACGCAACCGCTCAACGGATCGATCTGTAACGCCGGACGATCCTAGAATGCTGTCAACAATCCTGTTTATGTTATTAATCGCGTCAGGTACATGCCGATAACTGGAGTTGATAACGCTGCGACTGGGCGCCGAAACACCGGTATTTGCTAGCGACTGCTGCTCACGCTGCAAGCGATCAATTTCACTCGCTAAGGACCCGCGCTGCGCTTCCACGCGCTCCCGCTCAATCCTCTCTCGCTCCGCTTTCTCAGCCGCTAAACGCTCCTGCTCAATCCTCGCCACTTCTTCTTGTGCAACGCCCAGCGCGGTGATTGAGTCTTTCAGGCTGACCATGGTGCTGTTCAGCCCCACGAACTGATCCGTGGTGCGGGTCATCTCCTGCGACAACTGCACGAGCTTGGAGAGCTGCTCGCGGGCGCGCTCCTCCATTGTCTTGGTGTTGCCTTCGGTGCCCTCGCTGCTCTGCTCAAGCGCTTCCAGCTTGGAGAGCTGTCCATCGCCGTTGGCGTCGAGCATGTTGAACAGTTCGCGCAACTGCGCATCCGTCGCCATGCCCTCGAAGGCGCTGGCGAACTCGGCGTAGTCGATCAGCCCATCAAGCGATGAATCTAGCGAGTCGAACATCGGGTACAGGGCTGAGCCGATGCCGCTGGCCAGGCCGTCGAGGCTGGCGTTGGCCAGCTCCTGAGCCGTGATGATGCCGTCGGCATTGCGGTCGGCACGATTGATGAGCTGATTGATCTGCCCCTGCTTTGCAATCGGGCTCAGCGCGTTGCGAACCTGTGCATGCGTGAGCTGGTTTTTATCCAGCTCATTCATTTTGTTACGCAGCACGGTGCCCAACACCGCATCGGTAGGCATACCCGCGATGACGACGCTCTCTAACCCATTGATTACGCCGTCACCGTTAAGGTCAACCGCTCGCATAATCGCTTGCAGCTCGGCATCGGTGGCCTTGCCGCTCATCACGATAGCCAGCTGCTCACGGGTTAGCACGCCGTCGATACCGCCAGCCAGGGTGGTGAAATACCCGGCCAAATTGCCCGCTATGTTGCTGGGGTTATCGCCGCGCAGCACGTCGCCCAGCTGGGTGCTAATGCCCTGGGTCTGCTCGCGTAGTGCCTGTTTCACCTCCTCGGCTATGTACTCTTCGGCGCTAATCTGATCAGGTAGATCTTTCAACGCGTCTAACACATCGCCCTGAATGCGCTGGAACTCCCCGCCGCTGGCGTACATCGCTTCACCGGCGGCCAGGTACTGCTCTGCGTACTGGGTAATGCTTTGTAGCGCGTTGCGGTCGCCTGATTGGGCAAGCACCAGCTGCCGGGCGAACTGGTCCCCCGCTTCGGTCAGGTTCATTCCGGGGGTGCCAGCGGTCGCGCTTTGCTGGTCTACCCACTGACTAATGCCGTTAAACGTGCTGCTGAGCTGGTTGTTCACCTGGGCAAGCGAACGGGCGTACTCCTGCCCCGCCCGTGTGGCGTCCTGCTGGGCGGCGGCTTCGTCTTCCATGGCCCAAATGCGGCGTTGGGTTTCCTGCAACAGCGGGTCGAAGCCTTGCAGCTCTCGCTCACGCTGCAGCGCTAACGCGGCTTGCTCGTCGCCAAGCAGGCCCAAGAGCTGCAGCTGCTGGTCAAACGACTGCTTTTCAAACGCAGCGTAAGCACTGCGGGCTTGCTGCTCGGCACTGCTTAGCGCGTTTTCTGCATCGCTGAGCATGTCCGCAAAACGGCCACGCACCCGCTCTAAGCCGTTTTCCACTTCCATCAGCGCCGGGGCTAGCTGCATCGCGGCGGCGTACAGCTCGCGGCCCGATTGGGTATTGCGATCAATACCGTCTACTAAATCGCGTAGCTGATCAGCAGACGTGACGATTTTCCCGGTTTGCGCGGTAAACGCGCCCATTGCTTGGGCGGCTTGATCCATCGCCGCTTGTTGCCGCTCTGTCTCGCTGTAGAAATTTTGGTAGTAGTAGTCGGCCCGCTGGGTAAACAGATCCATACCACCGCTAAGCGCGACTAAGCTAGCTGCCGCATCACCGCCCGCCAGCGACGCCGCGAACGCGTTACCGTGCAATTGCTCCATGATGGGGTTAACGCCCGTTAGCGCGGTGGCCAAACGGTTGAGCGTGTCCACGGTGGTTTCACCGGCTAACGCAAAATCGCTTGGATCTACAACGCTTTGGGCGGCGCGGTTAACGATGCCCTGCAACCACTCTTGCACGGCCTGCTCTATTTCAGCTTCGCTTTTTCCTTTCGTGCTGATTTTAGTCAGTCCGGTGCTAAAGGCATTCAGCGCGATGGATTGCTGGCCGAGCACGTCCAGGGTTAACGCTAGCGATGCCTCTTGGGCTTCGTATGCCTGCGACAGCGAGGAGTCTAGTTCGGCGCCCAGCGCACTAGTGCGAGTGCGGTAACTGGAACCACTGAACAAGCCGCCGCTTTTGCGCTGCCGTTCGTACTGATTGCCAACAAAATCGCCGGATGAAACCCCTAGCTGCAGGCCCGCATCCTTAGTTTGCCAGCTGCCGCCAAATAGCCCCTTACTGATAGCAGGCACTATAGCGCCACCAATAGCCGCGCCAATCGGCCCACCCAGTGCAAAGCCGCCCAACGCGCCTAAACCGCCCGCCACCTTTCCGTACTTCGCATCAGGGGCTAGCGATTGGCCCAGCTGGTAACCCATGTACCCCGCGCCCAACCCCGACGCAATGCCCGAAAACCCGCCCATTGAGGCAAGCATGCCAGGGTTGGCCGCGCCAGCAGCGGCGCTACCTGCCCAGCCGGTATAAGTGCCGGTGGCAGCCTGGGCACCGAAGCCGCTTGCGTAGCCAATCGGGGGCGCACCCGCAGCCGCACCGCCGCCAAACCAGCCGCTGACAGTACGGCCTATATTGGAAAGGCTACCCAGCGAGTTAAGATTGAAGCCGCCACCGCCGGGCATGCCGGTGGTGTCCAGCCCCATCATGCCCGCGACTTGGAAGGTCAGCTTTTGCGTCGTGAGCATGTGGGCGATTTCTGCCAGCGTTTGCTGGAAACCGCGTTTGACGGTATCGAGCGCGCTTTCAGAACCATCGGTCAAGCCAAGCCACAAGCCTTGGCCGGAATCATCAATACGGCGCAGCGTGTTATCCGCGACGGTTTCCCAGCTCAGGAAGCTGTTAGCAATGCGCTGGCTAGCGTCCTCTGAAGCGGTGGCCAGGTTCTCGGTTTCGCGTTGGGCTTCGATGAACTCTTTCTGCAGCAGGCCCATCATTTGGAGGAGCTGAGCGGTATTGCCCCGGAACATCGCCGTAGCGAGCGCCAGCGTGTTGGTGTCTCGCGCCAGTTGAACGGTTTCGCGGCGGCCTGGGATGAGGCGGTTGCGTAGTTCTTCTAGGGCAGAAGCTTGGGCTTCGGCGGCGTCTGCGTGGGCTTGGGCTTTGGCGGCGGCGGTTTCGGTGGCGTCGCCTAGATCCGTTAATGAGCTGGTAGTAGGAACCGCTGTCTCGCCTAGCCCTTCCAGCGTTTCACGCAGGCGTGTAGATGCTTCGCCGGCCGCTTCCTGCTCGGTGACAATCTGCGCTAGCTCTTCGCGCAAGTCGCGCAAACGCATGTTGTTTTGCAAGCGGGCCTGAGCGCCTTGGCGGTCATTCTCTTGGGCAGCGTTTAGCCGCTCAATCTGAGCCGTTGTCGCCGCTGCACGCTGCCCTAGCGTGAAATACTCAGCAGAGAGGTTCACGATACCTGCTTCAACCGCCGCCACGCTGTTACGGTTGATAGCATCGGTCAGGTTGTCGATGCGCTCAGTCGTCGGCTCGACCGTTTGACGAACCAACCCGATCTCCTCCCGGAAGGCATACAACAAGCCACCTGCACCGACTAGAAGACCCAGCGGCCCACCCAACATGGCGTAGGCGCTTGCGCCAGCACGCGCGGCAACCGACATACCCTGCGCCGCCACGGTGCTTCTTGCCATGGCGGCGCTACTGGCATTCACCGCTGCCGTGTGGGCGGCCTCAGCACCAATAGCACGCTGGTTCGCCGCTGCCATCTGGTTAATCGCCTTGGTACGCAGTGCGGTATTACCGGTGGCGGCGGCAATCGCGCGGGCGTTTTCGGCGGCGCGTTTAGCGGCGGCTTGCTCTGACAACGCTACGCGTAGCGTTTCTGCTGCTTTCGCTCTTGCGGCAGCGGTGGCGGCCACATCAGCTTGGGCTTGTGCATAGGTGGCCGCGATGTTGGCGGCAATGTTTGTCGCGCTAGTGGCGAAGGCAGCGGCGTAGCGGCCAGCCATGATAGCGGCTAGCACCGTGGCCCCATCGGCCACTTGGCCGATAATGACACTCGCCCCGCCCATTTCTTGAATGAGCTCTGTTAGCCCACCGACCGCTTCAGCGAGCCCGGGGCCTAGATCAGCAGCGATTTGGTTTTTGAAGCCATCTATGGTGCCGCTTAGCTGCGCCATCGCACGGTTGGCTTGCACCGCGTTTTCAATGTCCACCTGGGACATTGCAACGCCTAGCGCCTGCGCTTCATTGGTGTATTCACGCAGTAGCGCCGCGTTGTTATCTAATAGCGGCAGTAAGCGGGTGGCATCGTTACCTAGGCGCTCCAGGTAAGAGATTTTCTCGCCACGGGTTTCTAAGGTGCTAATGGCTTCCGAAATACGCAGCAGCTGCTGGTCTGGCGAGAGCCGTTTCATTTCCTCAATGTTCAAGTTGAGGTTTTCAAACAGCGCCGCCGCCTCGCCTGTGCCTTCGGCGGTAAATTCACCGATCTTCTCGGTTATATCTTTAAGGATGTCCCCCATCTGGCCGCCCGCAAACCCTGCTTGCTGGGCGGCATAATCCCAGGCTTGTAGCTCGCTGGTGGCGATACCGATGCTTTGCGCCAGCGCATCGGTATCCGCGATGATCCGTGACTGTTGAATGATGCTGTTTGCACCAAACGCGGTGGCCATCGCAGCGGCCACGCCCACCACGTTGGAGCGCAGCACCTCTAGCCCACGGCTGGCGTCGTTGGCGCCGGTATCGATCTCGCGCAGTTGCTGGCCTGCGCGGGAGGCATCCGAACCAAACTGCTTGGATTGGCGCGCGCCGCGGTCAAAGCGTTGGTTGAGCTTGCCGAGTTCGTCCTCGGTGGCCTTAATGGCCCGAATGCCACCACTGGCATCCCCGGTGATGATTAAGCCAGTTTTATAGGTTTGAGCCATGGGGCCACCTCAAATTGCGGGCACAAAAAAGCCCGCACGCGGCGGGCCTTTAGAATTTATGTTTTGCGATCAGTCGAGATCACACATAGATCGAATCATCGTGTTCTCAAAACTATCGTCATCGATAGAGTCCCAGAAATAAGCTCTATCGATACCAGTAACGACCAGGAAAGGCTTGTAACCCGTATAGCCACCGTAACTGTTCTTAGCGTTAACCTCCCCACATATTGTAGAAACACTGCCTCCTAGCCCAACGATATACATTCGCCTAAAGCGGGCCGACTCCGGATCTTTAAGCCTTTCTGAAATCATGTCTTGAGCGTATGCAGTGTCTTCTTCTGAAAGTTCTGCTGGCTCAGCGGGTGGAGCTGGCTCAGAGCTAACATTTTGATCAGCACTCATAGATACTGATCTATCTTCACTTGCCACCAGAATTTCAGGTGACATAGTAAGCGTTGGTGAAATTGTGTATTTGGTAGGATCGCACGCGCCGTGATGGTGCGTGGCAGCAAGTATTACCGGTTTGCCTGATCTCAAGTGAACATTTTGAATCCTGCTTTCACCTCCAGCACCATGACCAACCATTCCACATAGCATTTCAGTAGAACCGCCATTTATTCTTCGAACCGCATAAACATCTGAGAATTTCAGATCACCTGGCACGTCGAAATTTTCGCCTACACCTACAACAAAAGTATCAATTTCGCTTTCAGTGGCAGTATCCGCCACGTAAACCTCTCTATGAGTAGGGTAGCTTACGCCGCTTTGGTACTGAGCCGCGCATCCCGTTAACATTAAGAAAGCCAACAGGCTTGTGATAAATCTCATGAAATTTATTCCCTGCCGTTTACAAAGGATGCTGTAATCGCGACCGTTCAAGCAGCACTGTATAACGCTTCGTTGTGGATTTTCGGCTCCTGAAGCCTCTATTAAAATCTGAACCATTTAGCCCACCATGATTGCTTGTTTTTTTCAGTAGGGTCTTCTTGGCATGACTGCTTATCTACCCGCTTACCCTTGTGATCTACCTCAACAATATCCCCGCACCCTTCGCAGAGCATTGTTGCTGTCTCCCCGCGCTTACAGAGCCCGCCTGCGTATTTTGCAGTCTCGGGGCCTAGATAGCGGATCGAGCAATCTAAGCAATATTCAGCCACGACAAATTCCCCGTTGAGTCACCCCAACAGGGAACGTACCGCAATAGGTTAAGTTTGGCTAGGCTTTACCGAGCCGACAGCACGTTTTGAATATGCGCCAGCTTCTCTGAGAGCTGACGGCCCTTGATACCGCGCAGCTCGCAGAGATGGATGAGAGCTTTGAACTCCTCTTGCACGTTGGCAATGCTGGCTATTTGAAGCGTGGCCCCGGTGCGGGCAGCTTCGCTGAGCTGCGCCAGAAGGCGGCGAAGGTCTGAATGGTACATCGCATCCATCCCCACCAGTTGATGCTCTTTCCATTTATCCCATTGCTGGGCTAACGGGTAATCGATCACATCGGTGGCAGGCGCTGGCAGTGTTTGCCGTGCGAGGTAATCGCCTTCGATTATCTTGTGAGTTTCGCGCTCGATGCTGTCTTGTACGAACATCATGGCGCGGTCGATCTGTTCCTGGCTGGCTTCTTCAATCGTGCTCACGCCCAGGTAACCATTCACCAACTTCCACATGCCTGCATAGTCGGCAGCTTCGCCTTGGGCGCTGCGTAGATTGGCGAGAGTGCGAACGGCACGATTGAGTGGCTTGCGATCTTCCACGCTGGTGGGCGCGCGGCCTAGCTTCTCGGCCATCCAGTTGAAGGCGTTGATATAGGCAACTTTGATTTGCGCAGCCTTATGACCCGTGAAGCCCATCACTAGAAACATGAAACCGTCTTTATCCATCTCTACTACGCGGGATTCACGCTTGGCACCCTGGCCCAAGCTGACGGTTTGAACATCAGCCCAAAAATGGGCTGATGTAAATTCCTTATGACAATCAAGCTCGTCAATCTTGCGAAGCACGTGCGTGTGACGCTTCCCAAACGCTTCTGCAACTTTCAATGAGGTGGTACGCAAAGCACCCTGAACCGACTTGATGAAGTCTTCAGGGCTATTAGAAATTTGGGTAGTGGTAATCGCTGTCATGGTGATGCTCCTTCTACTTGAGTGAAGGTTCGCCACCACTTCGGCCACTAAGATGGAGGCGAACTGCGCAGGGTTGGCCGACCGGTGTAGAAGGAAACCGGCACACCCGAAGGTGTCCCCACGCAGCCCGCCATAACAGGCATAAAAAAAGCGCTGATATAAGCGCCTTGCTGCGCCTTCTACTCTTGATGGGCGGCCAAGCCCTGGTTGCCACTGATTTTGCAGCGGCAAGGGAATGTTGGCCCAACTCGGCGCAGGCGTCAAGCTGCCTGTTCATTATGGTGGCGTTGCGGGCGCTTCCCAAGGGGTGCGGTGGGCCTGTTTGCATCATCAGTGCTTGTAGGAAATCGCCCATGGTTTTGTGTCCATGCTGTGGATTTTCACAAATTGTGCTTAGCGATAGCGGCTGATATTTATGCTTCTCACTCATGGCACAGGCAAGTAGCGATTATGAGCAACAACACTGACCGGAATATTGAGCAAAACATCGCTCTCATTACAGGTCTTTATCTAGACCTACTGAAGCAAGATCCCACCCGCGCCGAAGAGGCAATCACCGACGTTCTCGGGATGTGTGACCTATGGGGTTGCGGCAACGCAATACCGATCAAGATGTTTTCAAATATGATTGGCGAGCGTCGTACCTTAGAGCTGTTGGCGATAGGTGAAAAAAACGCGCGTGATCGAAAGGATGCCGCTAGAAATAACCCTTAATAGGTACACAACCTAGAGGGTCTGGACTGATTAACACTGCCTCGCCCTTGTGAATGCTTTTTTCTCGCACGGGCACCGCTCTCTTGATCCCAAAGCGGCGGGCATTGTCCGCCGTTTCGTCAATGATGCCGGGGGTTGCTGGCTCTGCGTGCGTCTGGCTGACCAT